ATTTCCTTTTCTTCAACCTCTTCTTCTTCTTTTATTAATTCTAAAGGAGAGTCATCTGTTGTTTGCTCTACTTCTTCTTTTTCTTCGGCAGCTGTTTCGATATCGGATTCGACCCGTACTTCGCCGTCCACTTCTTGGCTATCTCCGGTTCGTTCGCCCACAGGTACCTCCGTTGTTTCTCGCTCTTGAATGGCATTATCTTCTTTTTTATTAGGTTCTTTGTCAACATTTATTTTATAAACTCCATCTTCTTGAAGTCCATATTCTTTGCTGACCTCACCAGATTCAACAGCTTGTTCAAGAACAGAGGCTTCTTTTTCTTGAGGAGTTATCACAATATCTTCTGATGAATCTACTGTTTTAACTTCTATTTTTTCTTCTGTATTGTTTTCCATAATTTTATATAATATAATAGTTGTTTAATTTTTAAGATGCTTCAAATCTTCCCATATCAAAGCCACCTAAGGTATCATTGCCTTTTGATTCAAAGTCTTTAGTTGGATTATCTGTATTAGGAGCTCCACTAATTTTCATTGCTTCTTTTTCTAAAGCAGTAGCATTACTTCTTTCAGCTAATTCCATTTGTGATTTTAATTCTAGTTCTTTTAGTTGAACATTTAAATTAAATTCATATTGCATTAATTCTTTTTTAGATCTTGTTTCAAGTTCCATTTTTTTAATTTCAAATTCAATATCAGCTTTTCTATATTGAATTTTAGATTCTGTTTTAACTTGTTCTGCTTGAGCTTTAGCTGATTCAACTTCTATTTGAGCTTCACCTTGAGCCTGTGCTTGAGCAGCACTTGCAGCTGCGGCTTGTTGTTGGTCAGCAGCTTGCTTAGCTTGTCTTCTAAATTTTAATAATTGATTTGCTAGTTTTACGTTTTTAACCTCTCTTATGTCAATAGCATCTTCTAAGAATATATCGCCTTTTGATAATGCCATTTGTATATTAGCTTCTAATAAAGCTTTTTCATCTTCATCAGGCTCTAATTCTAAAAATATACAAAAGTCGTGTAAGTTTTAATTTTTAACTTCTTCAAGTGATCCTACTGAAAATTGACCTATAGAATCTATTAAAGATTCTTTTGTTGGATGAAACTCTAACACATCTTTAAACCTTAAAGATATTGCTTCAGCCAATGAAGTTGTTATAAACATACTACTATAAAGTATATGTCTAGTAGCAACATTACTATTTGCAGCAGCAAGCTTTTGTACTCCTACTAAAGAATTTGGATCTGGATCAGAACCATCTCTTGCTTCATTAAGTCCAGTAACGTCTCTCATCATTTGTATGTACTGGTTGTAAGCGCCAACTAAAACTTGAACTTGAGAACCACCACTGCCTGGTAATTCTGTTATAGGAACTCTACCAGGATTAGGATCACCTTCTACATTTAAAGATCTACCTATAATAGAACCAGTCTGAAAATACATGTTTAATGCCTCTTGTGGATTATAATTATTTCCATTACCAAGATCTATTTCAGCTAAACCATCAGCATCTAAATAAACACCTGATGGTGTCATTCTTTGTATAGCTTGTTGTAATTTTAAATGTGTTAACTGAATTAAATCAGCATAAGGTGTCATTTTTGCTACTAAAGAATTTATATTGCCTTTATACATTCTAGGTGCACTTGCAACATAATTCATCATTACTTTATTTATATTAGCATTAGGCCTTACCATGTTTGTAGCCTTCTGCCATTTAAGTAATTGATCTGTACCTA